GCGGTACGGATGGACCAAACCTGGCGAAAACGGTTTGCGTTGCTTTTGCGGATCACGGACCGTATTGACGATCGCAGACCAGACAAGCGACGACTGGTCCCAGTCGTGTGTGCGTCGCGCCTCGTTCATCCATACAAGCTCCCGCAGCGAGAATCCGTGTGGATCTACGCCGCAGGTGCCTGCGAGTTCAAAACAGAGTCGATAAGCTGCTCGACCGTCAACGCGTCGATCTCGGCCTGCGACCTCTCCGCCAGAGCGTTCTGCAGCTCCTTCTGCTTCTGCATCAGCTGCTTGAGCAGATCCCTCTGGCGGCTCGGGAAAAAATCTAGCAGTCCCTCCACGAACGCATTCGCGGCCTGCTCGAGGCTGTCGCCTCCGAGCGATCGACCGAACTGCTCGTCGGTCACGCCGGCGGCGTCCGCCTGCGGTTGCACGATCGCGTACAGGGTGTCGACCAGCCGCACCGGATCGCCGATCAGCTCGGCGAGCGGCACCAGCTTGTCTTCTACGAGCGACGTCAGCAGTACGCTCGTCAGTTGCTGCACGCGTTTAATGTCTGCGACTGTCAGCGCTATATGCCAGTCGCGTCCATTGGTGTCCCTGAACGTTGCCATAGACCCTCACTAAGCAGTTTTGACCCACCACTCAGGGTAACTCGCTACGCTGAGAGTCACCGACACTTTCTGAATGTCCATGAGTGGTTCGGTCTTGCTGAAGGAAACCGAGAAATTGGCCACCAGTCCCTGCGCACCGGTGACACTGCGTGCCTGGTCGAGCGCCGCGAAGGTCACCGTGGTATTTGTGAGCCACGCGTCCTTTAGCTCCTCAAAGAACGTGTCGCCTGGCTTCCACCTGGCGTCGAACGTGATTCGCCCGTTCTTGAGCACCGGGATTTCCGATCGCCATCCGTTGCCGGCCTCGGCTCGCGTCGTGGCGTCGACAAACTCGGACTCCACCTCGAGCGTGAGGTCCATGATGTTTTCGGCGAGCGTCGCACCCGTGATCACGGTGCTCGTGTTCGAGCCGGTGAGTGCAGTCGTCGAGAAGTAGGCTTTGGCGGCGTTGCCGAGCAGATAGTCAGGCATCTGAGTCTCCTAGAATTTTGAGCGGGCAATCAGCTGCCGCCACTTGGTCAAAATTGGTGTCCAGGTTGCTCGTGCTGCTGGGCCGACATACGGTCGTGGTGCAATAGTCGCTGTGACCATTCGTCCTGTTGGTCGCCAGATTTCCTTGCGGCCACGACCTTTCAGTTTTCGTACTTCCACGAGGCGTGCTTCCGGTACCGTCACCTTCCCGCCGTATTGCAAGACTGCGGGCGTGTTTCTAGTGCGCGTTCCGTTGAGCTTTCGTGGGCCAACCACTACTGAGTTCTTCGCGGAGTCGTAGGCAAATAGGACTCCGTCACGCAGCAACTTGGTGTGCCACCGTGGCGGCTCTCCTGGCTTTGCGTTCAATCCGCTTTTGCCACCAGGGCGCATTGACCTGCGGATCAAGGTCATGGCGTATGCGCCCGTTCCCGAAAGCACCCTCAGTTGCTTCTGTTGCAAACGCTTAATGACGCCTGGTCTGTCAAAGAAGTACTCAAGCCTGATACCGCTGCCGAAACCGCTGGCTGTGTCCAAGAACATCAATCAGCTGCCCTTGTAGGTGATCGTGAGCGTCACCAGGAACGTCTGGTAACGCGCCATGGTCTCGGTGTCGACAATTAGCCGCGGACCGCGATCCGCCAGGCTGTTGAAGAAGAATCCCGGGAACTCGCGGCCGTACAGCCGATCCTCCATCTCCTCGACCAGTCCGATGATTTGGTCCTGCCGATCCCTGGTAGCTGCACCATCCATCTGCACGAACACGTTGACCGTGTAGGTGCGTTGCGGTGCCTCCCTCGTCTGTGGCATGGTCTCGACCTCGGCCGGCACGACCACGACGTGGATGTCCTTTGTTTCATCGCCGCCGACAAACCAGACGTTCTCACGCTTGGCAACGAAGCTCAGCGTGAACTCCTCGGTGTTGAGGAAGTCGACGATCTGGTCGCACAGCTCGGCGGTCCTAGCCATTTGCCACCTCCCGCGTGTGAATGCGGTAGAGCACAGACCACGGACCGACGCTCTCGTACTGACGCTCGCCTGCCAGGTGCACGACCTCGAAGGCTCGGGTGCCCCACTCGATACGGTCACCTGGTGCAGGCGTCAGCGTCAGCTCGGACTTTCGCACGATGAAGTCATTCAGCTGCATCGTGCGCACGTAACCGTCACCTTGGTCGACCTCCGTCTGTGACCGCCCTGGGATCGCCGCCAGTTGCAGACTCACACCACCTCGGCGGTAGATCACCTGCGTTTCAGCGGCGGTCGACAGGCTCGACCACAGCGATTCAAGGGCCGACTCAAGGAGACTCACTAGGTCACCGCCGTTTCAGCGTTGCCGATGGCATCGGTGATCACGATCGGGATGCCCTCCAGCTCCACCGGGATCGGGGCCGGAGCACCGGTCGCGTTGGTGGCCGTTCGTGACTGCCGCAGCTGCTGGGCGCTGCGACGGTTCATCACGATGTGCGTCGGCGGCGAGCCCGACTCAAACTCGGCGAGCGCCTCATAGAGCAGGTCGTCGTCCAGCTTGTTGCTGCCGTTGTCGATGTTGCAGATGCGGATTGCAGACTTCTCCTGCGAGCCGATCTGCAGACCGTACAGCGCCATGATCTCCGTGACGTAGGCCATGTAGTGGCCGGTGGCACCAGGAACACGCTGCAGCACAGACTCACCGATCGTCAGCTGACCGCTGTTGCCAGCGACAATCGACACGTCGTTGAGGCCGCTGCGGATCAGGTACACGCTCGACAACGCAGTGCTGCCGCCGGAGTTGATGCACTCAGCAGCCGTGTTGTAGATGTCTGCCAGTCCGTCGAAGCCCGCCGCTTCGGTGCCGTTCAGCACCTGCTGCTCGAGCTTGAAGAAGCCGGCTCGCAGAGCCTCGATCGCCTCCAGGCGAATCAACGCTTCCTCGCCGCCCTTGTAGGAGCGAGCGACGGCGGTATCGACGGTGAACGAGCAGTCGAATACCTTCAGGTCGATCGTGACGGCCGTACGAACCGTGGAGTCGTGCTCGCGACCGTCGTTGTAGTCGCGGAACCCGACCACCGGCGCACCGGTCGTCTTAAAATACTTGTGGACCGTGCCGTTGCTGGCGGTGACCGCGTTGAGCGCAGCCATCAGCGGGGCTCGGTCGAACAGATCGCGGACGTCGATATCAGCGACGTTGTTGTCGTTGATGATCGTCAGGTCCGCTAAGGCCATGTAGTCGTCAGCCATCGCTTATTCTCCTAGCGGCGAGCGATGCGAATCGCTTTGCCTTTTGGTGTCGGTGGTACATGCTGCGAGAACTCCACCGGCTCCGATTCACCCTCGCCGCGACGAGCGCTGAGACGCTGCTTGAGCGACTCGTTCTCGGACTTGAGTGCGGCGACGTAGAGGTCGGTGGCCTCGCTGAACGTCTTGCCCTGCGCGAACCAGACGCCGCCCTGATCGCCAAACGCTTCCAGGAAGCGCTGGCCCTCACTGCGACCGGTCAGTTCAGTGGCTGCCGCTTCGACGGTGGCGGCCTCGTCGGCCACGACCTCTGCGACGGTATCGAGATCAGCAGGTTGTGCGGCGTCGACGGCCTGAGCCTCAGCCTCCTGCTGCTGTGCTTCCTGGTTGTTTTCGAGATGAGCTGCGGTCAGTTGTTCTTGCTCTTCGGGCATCTCTGCCTCCGTGATTTCAACGAGGCATTGGGTCTGAGCGGCGAACTCCGTGGAGGTGTTCGCGTCAGCGCCGTAGGGGCAGATCGCGATCCCTCGCAGTGGCCACTCCCGAATCACGACGCCCGGTCCAGAGAACTGGTAGCCGTTGACTTGCACGCTCTGTCCATGGCGGACTTCTTCGAGCTTGATGCCGTCGCCGCCGAAGTTGATGCTTGCCTCGTAGGGCACGCCTTCGCGCTGCTTATGGATGATTTCCGTCGCGCGATCTGAGTCCTTGAACGGGACGAGTGCGCCACTGACGACCAAATCGCCGCTCTCGGATTCGAAATGATTGGCGTACCCGATCACTTCCTTGGCGTCGTGCGCGTAGTCGATAGGAAGACGGTTCTTGTGCAGTCGCATTCCGTCGAGGTCGTGGACCACGTTTCCCCAGAACCAGTGCTCGATTGGTTTGCCTGATCGCGCCACCATGCGGAAAGGAGCGCTCTTTGCAGACTCGCCGTTTGATGCCAACTCAAAGGCACCGACTGAAAACTGCAGTGCGGATGCGGGCACCTGCTTGGTCGTGGTTCGCTCATTGGGCATCGTCTGCAGCTCCTAGCTCGGATTGCATTGCTGCCTGCGCGGTAGAGACACCGGGCAGCACGATCGACACGCCGCGCTCCTGCGCGTACTGATTCGCTTTTGCGATCTGGTCGATGTTGTCGAAGTAGTCGGTCCCGATCGCGCGACACACACGCTGCGGCGTGTCCAGTCCCGCTGCGATTGCCATCGCGTGGCCCGTGACTTCCTTCTGGGGATCCCACCAGGGGACACCGTCCCCCACCCACTCCCACGAGAGATCGGAGTAGTCGACACCTCGAGGTAGGATCAGCTCGCCATCAGAAATGGCCATCCCCAGACGCCACGCGGTGATCTCGTCGAGCAGTTCGGAGAGATCCTGTTGCTTGGACCGACAGCTTTTCAGGTACTGGATCAGGCCGCCGCGCGAACCGTAGAAGTTGGTGAAGCTCTCGTCGAAGAAGCTGTAGGGCAAATCAAGTGCCTTCAGCGCGACGTGAATGATGAGCTTCAGAAACTGCGTCGTTTCGGACGCTGGTGACTTCGATTCCAGGAACTCGGCTTTGTCCCCGGGATTGAGGTCCAGCATCTGTGGACCGCTTCCAAAATCCACCTCATAGCCTGACTCGTTGACGCCGTCGCCATCGCGATCCAGCGTGCCGACGGTGCCGTCGAAGCCCTCCGCAGCATCGCGATAGAAAACGAGCCCGAACAGCTGCGAGACTTTGATTTTCGCGAGTGCGTAGTCGAAGCCCTCGTAGACGTCCTGCAGGCTGTTGAGCGCGGCGGCGATCGGCGACACGCCACGCACCTGGTCGAACCGATCCCAGAATCCGTGCACG